AGATATCTATGTTAATGCAAATGGTAAATTGACACATGAGGATGATTATGATTTCATAGTGTATGACACTGTTGCTGATGAGAATGACCAGATTGTACTTGAGGACGGTACTGACCTTGATTTGTATATCGCAGCGGTCGCAGCTAAAATAACTGACGCAGTTGGATTTAGTGGTACAATAACATTTGACAGTTCAACAAGTTTTGACTTATTAAAGGTATAAATACAATAAAGGAAGACTGAATAATGGCATTACAATCAATAGGACTAGGAACAACCGAAGGAGACGGAACAGGTGATTCTATTCGTGACGGCGGTGACAAGATCAACGATAACTTTAGTGAAATTTATACTCTGTTGGGTACTGGTTCTGCACTAACATCTGGTATCAGTGCTACTGCTACTGTTGTTACTCTTGCTAGTCCATCAATCACTGGTGTTCTAGCTCTTGCTGACGGCAGCGTATCAGCACCAGCAATTACCAATATTGGCGATTCAAATACAGGTATTTATTTTGGGGCAGCCGATACGGTCAACGTCACCACTGGTGGAACCAAACGAGTCGATATCGACAGTTCGGGTCTTGATGTAACTGGTGCGATCACCGCAACAACCACCATCACTGGTACTACTCTTGAGGCAACAGGAGATACTGCCGCTGGTGATAATGCGGCGATTGGTTTTACTGCGGCCGAGGGCTTGATCCTAACGGGCCAAGGCAGCACCTCAGACATCACATTAAAGAATGATGCTGATGCCACGGTATTTACAGTTCCCACTGGCACTGATGATATTTTATTCCCTGACGGTGCAATGGCAATGTGGGGTGCTGCTTCAGATTTACAGATTTACCATGACGGTTCTAATAGCATTATTAAGGATAATGGCACAGGCAATTTAAGTCTTCGTGCAGATGATTTTCAACTTACTAATTCTACCTTTGGCGAAAATTATATAACTGCGGCTAACAATGGTGCTGTTACTCTCTACCATGATAATGCTGTCAAGCTTGCAACAAGTGCTGCTGGTGGAACTCTCACAGGAGTGTGGGTAACTTCTGCTAATATTACTGATGGAACTATTGTAAGTGCAGACATAGCAAATGGAACTATTGTAAGTGCAGACATAGCAGATGGAACTATTGTAAGTGCAGACATAGCAGATGGAACTATTGTAAGTGCAGACATAGCAGACGGACAGATTACAACAGCAAAATTAGCAACTGCTGTACTTACAGCTGCAACAGATATTGGTGAAGCAATTGTAGATGCTGATTTATTTTTAATTGATAATGGTGCAGGTGGTACTTTAAGAAAAACTACAGCTGCAAGAATTAAAACATACGCAGGGTCAACTGGTGCTATTACAGGAATTACTTCTGTTTTAAATACAAGCTTGGTTTTAGGCAGAGATGCTGATAATGATATTGACTTTTCTGCCGATAATATAATTACATTCCGAGCAGCTGGGGTTGACCAAGTTAAATTAATAGATAATGTATTTTCACCAGTAGCAGATAGTGATGTTGATTTGGGGACAAGTTCATTATTCTTTAAAGATGCTTTTATAGATACGATCACATCAACAGGTACGATCACAGCTACTGGCAGCATTACTTGTGGTAGTTCCACTGGAACAGGTGGTGTTTTAAGTGCCGTACGGCACGAAGGAAGAGTGTGTGATTTTCGTAGATATAGTACTAGTGGTGAAATAGTTCACTTTGAATTTGGTGCTTCAACTGTAGGAAGTATTTCAACAGATGGCAGTTCAACAGCATATAACACCTCTTCAGACTACAGACTTAAAGAAAATGTAGATTACAATTGGGATGCTACAACTAGATTCAAGAAACTTAAACCAGCAAGATTTAATTTTATATCAGATGCCACTAATACTCTTGTTGATGGTTTCTTAGCACACGAAGCTGCAACAGTAGTTCCTGAATCTGTTCTTGGCGAGAAAGATGCAACAGAAATGCAAGGAATGGACCAAAGTAAACTTGTACCACTATTAGTTAAGACAATTCAAGAGATGGAAGCTCGTATAACCGCATTGGAAGATGATTAGTCAATCATGTCGTATAAATACAACAAAGGAAGACTGAATAATGGCAAAACTATCAATAGGACTAGGAACAACCGAAGGAGACGGAACAGGTGATTCTATCCGAGACGGTGGTGATAAAATTAACGACAACTTTGATGAACTCTATACTCTGTTGGGTACGGGTACTGCACTAAGTTCTGGTATCAGTGCTACTGCTACTGTTGTCACTCTTGCTGCACCTTCTATAACGGGTGTTGCATCTTTTGCTGACGGCAGCCCATCAGCTCCCGCAATTACAAACACGGGTGATGCAGACACCGGCATTTACTTCTCTGCTGCTAATACAGTTGCCGTTACCACAGGGGGAACTCTTAGGGCTTCAGTTACAAGTGCTGGTCTTGATGTTGTAGCTGATGTTACTGCTGCTACTTTTCAACCAGATGGAGATACAGCTGCTGGAGACAATGCGGCTATCGGTTATACTTCAGTGTTAGGTTTGATTCTAACTGGCGAAGGCAGCACAAATGACGTAACCATTGTTAATGATGCTGATACTACAGTTATGGGTGTAGCCACAGGTACAACTACTGTCAATTTTGCTGGACAAGTTACTGGAACAGGATTTACAGGCACGTTGGATGGCGTACTTGGTTCAGGTACAGCTGCGGCGGCCACCGTAACAACTCTAACCACAAGCGGTGTAGCATCGATTGATGACACTACCGATACCACATCCGGCACAACGGGCAGTATACACACTGATGGCGGCGTTGGTATTGCAGCAGCTCTTTTTGTCGGCACTACATCAAAGTTAGTTGGCGTTACTACTCATGGCGGCAATGTAGTTTCAGATACAGATTCTACAGATGACCTCGGCACTACGGGGGTACGCTGGGCCAACCTTTTTGTAGACGCTATTACCGCAACTGACCAAATCACAGCTACAGGCTTCACAGGAACTCTAGACGGTATTCTTGGAAGTGGTGCTGCAGCTGCAGCAACCACCACAACTCTTGCTTCCACTACTATTACTGCTAGTGGAATTATCAAAACCGATGATGCTACAGATGCAACATCTACAACAGATGGATCATTACAGACTGACGGCGGTTTGTCTGTTGTTAAAGATGTAGTTATTGGCGGTGACATTAAAGTCAAAAATATTGGTGTAATTACAGCTGCCGGCACTGACTTTGAATCTATTGTACTGAATGGAACAGATGGTTCCTCTACTGATCAGGGAGATTCTGTATTGAGAGAGGACGGCGGCCGTGTTATGTCAGAGACTTCATCATCTCTAAGTCTCGGCGGTGGCGGATTAGTCGGATTTTCTCTTGATGGTCCTTTAACTATCGGTGGAGGATTGACGTTCCCTAGCGACACCGGCACTAGCGGCCAAGTACTAAAATCTGCCGGAGCAGGTGCAACATCTCTTTGGGCAACTGCCTCCGCCGCACCAGCCTCAGTACAAGTTTTTACAAGCAGCGGGACGTGGACTAAACCAGCTGGGATCACCTCAGTAATGGTTGAACTTTGTGGTGGAGGAGGTCAAGGCGGTACTGCCGATGGAACAGACAACGGTAGTGCTGGCGGGGGTGGTGGAGGATATGCAAGAGAATTACTCGACGTTACTAGTTATTCTTCTCAGACTGTGACAATCGGAGCAGGTGGTTCCGGTAATGGAGGGACTACTTCCTTTGGATCACTCTTATCCGCTACTGGAGGCACTGGCGGTGATATTGGTAAGAATGGCGGCCATGGTGGTGTAGGTTCTGGAGGCGATCTAAATAGTACAGGTAATGGCGGGGGTTCTTCTGACAATCATAACACTTCTTCTCAAGGAACTGGAGGAGGTTCTTACTTCGGAGGAGGCGCACAAGCTGATTCTAATGGCCACAACCCGGTAAACGGAACCTCTTTTGGTGGAGGTGGAAGCGGTGCTTCAAGCGATACTGACGCAGGTGGATTGGGTTTTGCTGGAGTTGTAATTGTGACGGAGTATGCATAATGACTAGAACGGAGTATGAATAATGACTAAATTAGCCCTAATTCACAACGAGCGCATTTGTGAGATATTGCCGGATGGCAGTGCGACTTTCCCGGTCCATGAAAATTTAGTGTGGACGACTGTCCCAGACGACACGACAACTGAAGACACTTATGTCAACTCGGCTGTTGTTAAGCGACCAGCGGCGACAACCTCAGAGATTTGGGTAGAGGTACGAAGGCAGCGTGACATTCTTCTTCAAGATTGTGACTGGCGAGCATCGAGCGATGTGACACTCAGTGACGCTTGGAAAAACTATCGGATTGCTCTCAGAAACCTACCAGAAACAAGCCCGAATCCGACCATGGCCAGCAACGGCGTTCTCGGCAACGTCACATGGCCCGATGCTCCCTGATGGTGCCGTTACATTATATTAGGTCGTATTACCTATAAAAAAACTTATAAATACTAGTAAAGATTAGAGGAATCGAACAAATGACACTACAACAACTAGTAAAAGAGAACTAAAATGGCAACAGTTACAGCAAATGAAGTATCACTAGAGAAAACCCTAGAGGAACTTGTTACAGAATTTAATAGTCTTAGGGGTGATGTCAGTGCTATCACACGCGCTACGCTACTTTCTTCTGACATTGGTCCAATTCTCCCTGCTTCTGCTGACGGTGCTGCCCTTGGTTCTGCATCCTTAGAATGGTCCGACTTATTTCTTGCTGATTCCGCAGTTATTAATTTTGGTGACGATCAAGATACAAAATTGACACACACAGATGGAGCAGGTCTAACACTTAACTCA